ATGATCGACGCGGCGAAGAAGGAGATTCGGCGTATACCAAAAAAGGTATATCGCCAGCCGAAGCGGGACGGTCTCTGGCAGGTGCTAGTAATCAGCGACACCCACTACGGAGCTTACTCCTGGAGCAAGACCACGGGCGGCAGCGACTATGACCTCGACCTGGCCGAGCAACTCGTCGGCAAGGCCGGTGCGGAACTGGTTGAAGTGGGAGATTCCCACAAGCCCACTCGTCGCACGATCGCGTTTCTCGGCGACCTGTTCCACTACGACACGCCCAGCGGCACGACAACCGGCGGCACGCCGCTAGAGCGTGACGGCAGATTGCAGAAGATGATCAAGGTCGGATGCGACTCTCTGCTCCGCATCGTCGAGCGGTCGGCGGCCACGGCCCCCACCGACGTTGTGATCGTGAACGGCAACCACGACGAGGTGTTGACGTGGGCCTTTCAGCGGATCCTCGTGGAGCGGTTCCGTGGCTCAAAGGCGGTGACGATCAAGCCCGATTTCCTGTCGCGGCAATACCTCACGCACGGGCGCAACCTGCTCGGCTTCACGCACGGCCACAAGGCGAAGCGGAAGCTCCCGCAGATCATGGCCCTAGAGCAACGCGAGGCGTGGAGCCACAGTACCTATCGCGAGTGGCATACGGGCCACCTGCACCACCAGGCGGCCGAGCACAACAAGCCGCTCGACACACTCGACGGCGTGATCGTGCGAACGGCCCCGACGATCTGCCCGCCCGACGATTGGCATTCAGCCAACGGATTCATCGGCGCTAGGCAGGCGTGCGAGACATTCATCTACGAGCCGGACGGCGGGCTCTCCTCAATGCACGTTGCGTCACCGAGGGCGAAGGCTTGACGCTCTCCGCAGATTATCTCCGAGAGGCAGAGTACCGCGCTCGTCGCTTCTCTGGTGCGTACACCGGCACGAGCGGCACGCTCGCCGCAGACGTTCTCAGACTCATCAAGGAAAGGGCAACCATGACCGCAGCGTTTGACCAACTCGAAGCCGAGAACCGAGCCCTCCGCGAAGCCGTCGCCGCTCGCATGGACGCGACGCCAGCGGACGACCCGAAGCATCGTGGCTACACGCCGATGGCTGCGTCGCTCGCCGGTTGCCGCCCCGCGCAGGAGGCCGCTGCCCGGTGCTTCGACACGACCGAGCAGGAGTCGCCGACCGAGATCGCTGACGCCGATGTGCCGACGATCCCCGTCGACTGGATCCTCCAAGGCGAGCGGGAACTGAAGGGCGAGAAGGAACGCGAGCCAGTTGACATACGTCATACCGGAGACGGGCTGCTCGCGCCGCAGGATGACGAGACGCCCGCTGAGCGGTTGCTGAGAGACGCGATCGACGTGATCCGCGACCGTCGCCCGAAGTACGGCGGCCCGCTCCACCATTTCGCCCGCACGGTGGGCATGATCAACGCCGCATTCGCCGACGTGCTGAAACGCCCGCTGACCCCAGCCGACTGGGCAGTCGTGATGACGCTCGACAAGGTCGCCAGGCACATGGGGCCGAGCAAAACGACCGACACGCCGATCGACCTGGCTGGCTACGCCGCCTGTCTGGCTGAGTGCGAGACGCTGCCATAGCCCCTACGGTCACGCCCGTTTTTCGACCAATCTGAACGGTCGGAGGCTGACGTGATCGCTGCGGCTCACTGGCGTCGAGGCGGACCTGACGGGCGCGAACCCATCGCGGCCGCCGGCGAGGTTGTGTCGCTCGCCAAGAACTACACGAAGAGCCAGGAGTATTGGGGCAAGGTCACGAGCAAGCGGCCCGCGCCGCTGACAGCCTCGCATGTGCAACTGGTCGCGTTCCGCCTCGGCTGCTCTCTCGATTCCGCCCGCCGGGCAATCCTCATGGGGCTCGTCAAATGATCTCGTCCGCTCCGCTGCAAGCCGCCTACGACCTCGTGTCGCTCGCCGAGAAGGTCAGAGCGTTCGTCGCTACGGCGAAGGTCAAGGCCGCTGGCGGGATCACGGTCTCCGAGTTTGGCGAGCTCGCCGTCGCCCTCATGCGGGTGGCGATTGAAGCGGCCGACGCGATCCCGGTCGACGGTGCCGAGCGAAAGCAGTTCGTTCTCAACGCGATCGCTCTCCTGTTCGACACCGTTGCAGACCGGGCGATCCCCGCGCTCGCGTGGCCCGTCTGGATCATCGTCAAGCCTGCCGCCCGCCAACTGCTGCTCTTGGTCGCCAGCGGTGCCATTGAATCGCTTCTGCCACTTGTGAGAAAGGCTGCCCCGTGATTACTGCCCTGCTGCTCGTTGCCGCTGCCGTTGTGTTGGCGTGGCCTTGGATTCGCGAGCACGCCCCCGAGATCGACCTCTCCAAGCTCGACCGCCGCCACTACGCGGCAATCCTGCTCGGGGCGGCAGCACTGGCGTCATACGCCCTGCGTTCTACGGCGGCCCCGCAGCCGCAGCCGACGCCGTCGCCGACAAAGCTCGATCTCCGTGGCACGTTCGTCGGGCCTGACGCAGCGTCCGACGCAGCCACCACGGCGGCCCTCTGCGGCGAGATCGCTGAACAGGTCGAGTGGGACGGCACGCAGCCAGAGCCGCTGATAAAGTCTGGCGTGGCGTTTGACGAGCTTCGCGTCCGCACGCGGCTCATGCTGTGCAAGGGCGAGAGCCTGGGCGAGAAGCATCCGCGAGCGAGGGAGGCGATTGAGCAGTTCTTAAACGCTGCCGCCGGCACATCGGGCGGGCCGCTCACGCCAGAGCAGCGGGCCAAGTGGGTCGCGGCCTACCGCGAGGTGGCTCGCGCTGCGGAGGCTGCCGCCCGATGAGCTCGTCTGCGAAGGCCCGCTGGCAAATCTTTGCTGCCGCCCTGCTCTTAGGGCTCGGGCTCGCCGTCGCCATTGAATCGTGGCGCAGCGATGGTCCGCCTGGCGTCTGGGGCGACGACAACTTCGGCTATGTCCCGAATCCAGAAGGCGTCGCCCGGTTCATGGCGGAACTGCCGCAGCCGATGTTTCGGCAGGCAGGGGCCGACGCGATGGCGAAAGCCAAAGGCGTCGACACGTTTCTCTACAGGGCGATGTTCAAGGCCCACCGCGCCCGCTACGGCACAGACTTCGTGGTCGGCAAGCAGTTGATCGGATCGTGCGTCGCGTGGGGTGCCATGCACGCCGTCTATTGCGCCGAAAGCGTGTCGTGGGAAATCGGCGAACTGGCCGAGCCCCCGATGATCCCGGCCACCGAGCCGCTGTACGGCGGTTCGCGCGTCGAAGCCCGTCGCAGCAACCCCGAAGGCTACGACGGCTCGCAGCCTGTCGGCGGGTGGAGCGATGGGTCGTTTGGCGCGGCTGCCGCACGCTGGCTTCGCGATTGGGGCGTCGTTTACCGCAAGCCATACGAGGGCATCTTCGACTACACGACGTACAACGCCAACCGCGAGAAGACCGAAGGCGCGTACGGTGCCGGCGGCCAGGGCGATAACTACCGGCTCGACCGGCTGGCGAAGAAACATCCCTGCAAGCACGTCGTGAAGGTCGAGACGTGGGACGAGCTCGCCGCCGCTTTGGAGTCAGGCTATCCCTGCACGGTCGCCAGTTCGCAGGGCTTTGCGTCGGTCGCCAACAAGGGCATCGCAGAGGCCAGCGGGACGTGGCACCACCAGATGTCTATCGTGGGAATCGTCCACAAGAAAAACGGCGCTCCCGCCGATCTCGCCTGCATCCTCAACAGTTGGGGTCCGCGATGGGTCCGCTACGAGGGCGGCAAGTTTCCTGCGGATCTCCCCGACGGTGCCTTCTGGGCGCGTCGCGAAGTCGTTGAGCGAATGATCCGCTCCGACACCTGGGCCATCGGCGGCGTCGCCGGTTTTGGATACCGAGACATTCACAACGGACGCTGGCTTGAGCCCGCGCCGATCGACTCTCTCTCGAAGGCTGATCAATGAAGCTCGACCGCAATACCCTCCTGACCCTCGCCGCCTGCGTCGCCATCGGCTACTGGCTGGCGAGCCCGCCCGATAAGAACGTCGCGCCGCTGGCAGACCGCCCTGTCCTCCGGTGGATCGTGAAGACCGCGAAGACGCTGCTCTGGGTCGCCGTGTTCGTCGAACCCGCCCCGCCAGAGCCCGAGGCTCGGCATCTCGTCAAAGCCCCTGCGATTGGAGACGACGGCTATACAGTCGTGGACCACGGAAAGGGTTGGTAGATGGCGCTCTGGAATTGGATTCTCTGGGTTCTTACCTGGCTCTCGTCTGACCCTGCGGTCTTCGACCGCGAGGCGGCTCGCGCGGCTGCCGCCGTCAGCACGGCGCGGGCCAGCATGGTCGTGGAGGCACCGAGCCCGACGCCGCCCGCCC